CTATTTCACCAGTTACTGTTCTTCCAATTTCAATATATCCATTTCCAGTAGATTCAAGATCTATAAGCATTTTTTCTAGAACATGGCTAAAGGTATCTTCATCATTTCTTTCTTCAAGCCAATTTTTCAAATCTTCCTTGCCTCTTTCAATTTTTGCATATGCTCGCATTAATTGATCGTCTGATGTTGCTTCTTCAAGCTTTTCTTTTGTGCCACTTGATAATTCGAAATGATATCCAAGTCCAACGATGTTGGCTGCTTTAGCATTAATTGCAGCGTGATTGGCAAACGATGTTTCATAAAAGGTCGCAAGCTCATCAAGATTATATGGTGGAATAATTACATCAAAAAGTCCATACGCTGTTGTTATATCTTGAAGAGGAATAAGTTGTTTTGATTTTGCATCATCTACCCCAGTCCATGCCTTTGACATTTTTCTGGTCATTCGACGCTTAAAATTTGCATCTAATCCATCAAATTGTTTTGCAATTTCTGCATCAACAGCAAAAGGATCTACAAGGGAAGTAGCCTTTTTTACTTCTCTGTCTAGTCTTGCAACTAGATCTATATCTTTACCAGTCTCCATACCTTTTAATACCCTTTGCAGCATCTATCCAAGCTCCCAGGTCTGTTTCGCTTGGAATGTGTCCTTCCTTCATTCTGTCTAGTTGTTCGCTATATTCCATATCAGAAACTCTTCTTGTTCCTGCCCAAAACTCTGCCTTTCCTTCTGGATGGCCGTAGTGTTTTGCAGCATCTGTAATTTTTTTAATAGATTCTAAATCATATTTTTTTGATGGAATATTCATTATGTTTCCATTACCATCACTAACAACTTTGCCATCTGGCTTTCTCCAAACATATATTCCGTCTTCTCTGTCTTTTTCAAGTACGGTTAGCTTGGGAGTGGATGACTTCATGTACATTATTGTACCATATTAGACTGGTTTTCCACTAAAAAGTGACCATTGTATGTCAGTAAATATATCTATATCATTGGAATTTATGAAAAATGTTGATTCATCTTGTGCAACAATGTTTGATAAACCTAGATGTGATTCAAAAATATCATCGACTTTCTTATCAATGTTTCCTTCATATACAGCTAGGTTATTAAAAACAATTCCTGGATGAATTTCTATCTGGCCTATAAAGTTATTATAGTTTAGTGGTGCTGGAAAATCAAACGTGATAAATGACCATGCTAGTGGTCTTATATATTGATTTTCTAAAAGAATTCCATTTTGATAGTAATTAATATTTTCATAAATTGTCTCTCCTAATGGAGTTGACATATATGCTTGAATCTTTGCACGCTTTCCATTGTCAGTTGGAACAAGTTTAATATGAATTCTATTTCCATTACTCAATAAAATACTAGCTATTTTTTTAGTTGTATTAAATTCATAATTTTCATTAAAAAATATCCACGCACTTATTCCAAAAAGATTGTAGTTTTGATTTTTATTTGGATTAATTGGTAATGACAATCCTCTATTATAGCTTGCACTTGAGCTGTCTACTTCTTCATATGGTAAAGAAAATGCTCCAGAATCTGATGTTAGATATAGATATGGCATTGAATCTTTATAGAAAATAAATGGATTTTTAATTTTATTTGAATATGAGTATCCAGATCTAACAAATGGATACATTTTATTTCCAGTCAAAGATCCTATCGCATACAGACTTAGTTCATCATATGCCAGGGATGAGAGTGACATTCTATTAATGTTTACAGGATCAGTCGATACCCCATCACTTTTTATTTCTAAATGTGTAGTTATATAAGCCTTATTAAAGTCTACTAGTGTTTTGGGAGAAAAGATAATTGTATTATCAATTGCTCTAAATTTTGTATTATCAACATCAACAGAGCTATCTTCAAAATCAATGATACGTTCTGAAGATATTTCTTTTGTATTTGTATAGTTAAGATATCCAATAAACCCAACGTCTTCATATTTTTTAATTGAAACGAATGCATCAACATTAATATTTGACTGAACACTAACGCTATTAGAAGAATAAATTGGAGAAGGATAATCAATATTAAATTGTATTAAATCAAGATCATATTTTGTTTTATTACCGTCTGCATCGTTAACAAATGAACCAAGAAATGAAAGTGGAACAGAATCTTCCCAATATCCCACGCATCCTATATCCATTATCATAGACAAGTTAGTTTTCTTAAACAATAAAGTATAGTTTCCTATGTATCTGAGAGGCCATCCATTTAATAATAAAGGAGATGTTATTGAATGATTTATTGTTCCGTCGTTGTCAAATATTGTTGACAAATCTTTTAATGTAAAGAATTTATTATTAAATGTTACTTTATAAATTTTCCCAGTAAACATGTCCTTTTCATATCCACCTACTGCAAAACTTATAGTGTCTGGATTTAAAAAGAAATTTTTCAATATAAAAGAATATTCTTGAGTTAGCTTATCAATATCAATTCCTACCATAAACTTTACGTCTGCTGCATATATATTAATATTTTCAGTTTTTATTTGAGTTGAATTAAATTCATAAACAACTGTTGCCGATCCTGATGAATATGCATTCATATAAATTCTAAATATATCTCCAGTTGAATTATTTTTAAAATTCATTAATGTTAACTTATTAATATTATTATCATTAATAGCAGACTGTAACTCTGTAGGATTTACAGAAAAAATTCCCGTAATAGATGCAACTCTTTCTGTAATCATATTCATAGATGGAAAATTTATTGAACCATATAAGTTATTATATAAAGAGCTTGGTCTAAATGATATATGCTTAACTGGTTCCAAATCTGTTTGTGCAAAATAGTTGTCGTACAATGGCTCGGATTCTCTAGAAACTGCTAGTCCTTGCCAAAGACCGTCAAGCCATCTTTGCCAAAGGGTTGTTTCTTGAAGTCCAGCCCAGGTTCTTTGAAATCTTTGAGTTGAGAATATTGAAAGATCATCACCTATATAGTTTATTGTTGGTTTAGAATATGATGGCAATGAAATAAAGTTTGAATTTGCTTCTACATTTGAATATGTTCCTGCTGTCCATGCTGTGCTACCTGGATAAGAAACAGTGTTTGTGTAGTCTGCAAAAGAAAAATCTACATTTGTTAAACTTCCTCCAAACCTAGTAACAATATCATTTGATTTTCCTACTCCTTGAGCAAACACAAATTTCTTTTTTGCAACTTGCTCTGAAACTATGTATGGATATATTGCTATGCAGTCAATTTCAAAAGGATTAATAAACTCATGAGAATAAAATGCTAACCAATCTGTATTAAGAACAGTAGTTGATGGAAATAAAACATCCTTTGTTGTCAATGGCATTTGTATAACATTTTCACCATTGATCATTACACTTGCAAAAGATGACGTATATGTAATATCAATAAGCATTGGCCTATACCATTTACCAACAAAGTGTGACTTTTCATGTGGTCCGATTTTTAAAATTAAAAATCCATTACGAACAAATAGTCCATCATCACTTGCAAGTGGACCAAATATTCTAAAGTCTGTTCCTATATTTGGATTTATTCTCATCCAAAACTCGCAGGTCAGTTGCTTGTATTTTCCAGTTTCATTTAAAAATCCTTTTCCTGGAAAAATAATAGATGGGTTACCATAATTTGAAGGATATATTTCAGTTATGTTTCCAGATCCATATACCATGGTAAGCTTTGTATTTGTTGCAAGCATTTTATTATTTTCAATCATATAATAGCCTTCTGATGCATCATCTAGACTATACGCATCTATTGGAAACGCCTTTATTATTTGTGGCGATGCTGCATAAGATCCAGCAATTATTGAAGAAAAGTTTGACGATGCAGACAGACTTGTGAAAGGTATTGCAACAGATCCAACAGTTTCTGAATTATATTCCTCTGACCACTGACCAACTGAAAAATTATACAAAGAAAACTTTTTTGAAACAAAGTTATTTTTAAATATTATTTTTAAATATGGATATACGTCTATTCCATTGTTAAGAAGGCCATCAATATCATTAATAAAGTCCTCAGTTAGCTCAATCTTTACCCATTCACTTTCTGGAAAGCTATCATATTCATTGTACGATTTAACAATTTGTGAAGTAGTGGGATCTGCATATTCAAAACCTATTTCTACAATATCAATATCTCCATCTGATGAATATAAAAATGAGCTTACACAAACACTATACTTTGAAACATCTAAATTATTTTTAGTATTAAATGATTGTGCCTTCATAATCATAGAAGAAGCAGAGCCAACAAAAGAACTAATTTCTATGTCGGCATCTGCTACTCCTACCGTTTCTCCTGGCTTTGACTTGATAACTTCTGCTGAAGAACTACTTCCGCCAACTATTGTCCATACTGGGCTAGCAGAAATTAAAGAAAGATATGAAAAGTCATCATCTAGGCTCCACAATGCGAGTGGATGGTCTGCAAAAATGGATGCTGAATATAAATTAAAGATATTCTGTGCCATGGTACTCCTTTTATTATTATACAGGAGACTACGCTGCTACAGTATTTCCTATATCTACTATTTCACATGCACCAGCAACACAACTTAGCTCTTGTGAACCACTAGTCGTATCTGATTTTTCATAAAGACTTAATAGCGACCAGTCAATGTTAGTTGGCATTTGACTTAAAGCAGATTCATATTCTTCTTTAGTAATTTCCTGATACGGAGCCTGCTTATATGTGTGTTCGCTTGCAGGAAGGAATGATACTCCACCGATGGAATCAAAGTTGTCATATACCCATGCTCCAACCCCAATCCACTCATCCTCATGAATATTTATCGTAACCGATGGGTTATGCTCAGTCCAATGCTCGCGGTACACCTTCCATATTTCAAGATGATCTATTGCTGTTAGATCTTTTGTAACTATAGCATTTTCTGGTGCCTTAATTGGAAAATAAAAAACAGTCGTATCATTTGGCTTCATTACGTCTGGCTCATTTGGTAAGCCAGCATCCTTGAGAAACTGAGTCAATGGGTCTTTATTGTCTCCACGAACTGATCGTAGGTAATATGGTGCATACCATGGATGGATTCCACTTGATACTCCAGTTAGCTGAGATACAGTTCCAGATGGCTTAATAGTTGTTACTGATACCGAATGCTGAATACCAATCTTATCTGCTTCAATAGCATTCTCTCCAACTGCTAGCTCCCTAAGACCGTTAAGCATATTCGGAAGATTGTTATGAATTTCTCCTGTTAGCTTGTTTCCAAATATACCAGTTAATGATACCCCAAGAAGTCTTTCTTCCTCTGTGTTATCCTTCCATGATTTACGGATATATTTAAAGTTTGAAAGAGTTGACTGCCAGGTACCTAGAATGGTTGCAAGCCTGACCTTTTCTGCAAGGTCTTCATATGTGTCCTCTGCTTCAATAACAACTTCTGTTAAATTACAGAATTGATTAGGACGAAGAAGAATTTCCCCACATGGATTAGTTCCCATTACTTTAGAAGAATCACGGCGGCTGAACTTATCAATATGCTTGCGAACACTATCCATATTATATATTCCCCGCTCTCCCGATTTCGACTCATATAGGTTCCTCCATTCTCTTAAAAATTGTGCGGTATTTGGCTTATTGTTATATACCGCTGAGTTGTTTGCAAGTGCTCTCTGTGGCTGAGATTCCCACCATTGACCACTCTTGGCCTTTGCCATTTCAAAGTCATCAAGATTAGAAAGAGAAATAAGAGCAGAACGACGTACTCCACCAACTACAACTATTTCTCCAATCTTGCACATAATGTCATGAGCCTCAATTGGCTTAAGTCTACGACCATGAGCATTCTTAAAAATTGAAACAGTGAATGTAAATAAATTATCAAGTGGATCTGGACCACTAGCACGACCACCAAATATCTTAAGTCTGGCGCCTGCTGGACGAACCTTTGACATATCCCATCTTGGAATTTGACCACTAGTAAGCAAAGTTATTAATTCCTTATATGCTTTTGCCCAACCAAGCTTAGAATCCTCAACAACGATTGTTGTCTCTGTTGGGAAAAACTCATCAGCAATAACTGGAAGATTGTCTAGATACTTTTGCTCTACTGAGAATCCTACACCTGTTCCGTTCATCAAGATATACATTGCCTCATCAAATGCACGATATGAGTCTACTGCAATAAAAGAACAATTGTATGCTGCAATGTTATCTCTCTCAAGTGCTGGGCCTGCTGTCATAAGAGCACGCATAGACGGCATGATCTTGTGATTCAAGATTGCGTTTTCTATTTCATTAAATATATTATCGTTTACGTCATAGTTGTAATTTTCAGAAAGATGATTTTTCATAAAACTTATATAACGACCAACAGTTTCCACCCACGTTTCTCTACGATTCTCTGATTCTATCCATCTAGCGTATCTGCTTATATGAATAAAATTTCTATAAAAGTCTTTGATTGATCCGTGATCGTTAATTAATGACATAAAAACACTTCCTCTGATAAAATTATGGATAGGTACAATTCTACCAGAAAAAAAAGGAACAATCAATGGATATAACAATTCAAGAAGTTCATACATATAACGATTTGGTAAAGAACGGCAAAGCAGAAGAACTGATACTTCCAGGTGTCGGTCCCAACACAATGCTCTTTACTAGTGTTGACGAATATGATAAGGTATACTTCTACAATAATCAAGAGGGTATAAAAATATATCCAGGAGAAGAAACAATAGGAAAAATCAAAAAGGTCTTGACAAATCTAGCCAAGTAAAGTACCATTGATGGGTGGTAAGGGAGGGAATAGATTATATATAATTATATATTATATATAAATATATATAGAACGTGCTTTAAATCATATAGTCCGAAATGTCCATTATTTATTTGACACCCATACAATTTTATGGTAACCTGAAATAATGTTGCCGCCGCAAGGAGGAAACAGATGAAAACGAAACTGGTAGGAGGTATTATGGCACTAATGCTGTTAGTAAGTGCAGTTCCATTTACAGCAACTAGTGCTACTGCCAACGAACAGGTGTATGCTAAGTCTGCACCGATTGCGACGGAGGCTTTGTATAAGCCTGTCGTAAAAAATAGGGAGGTTTTAACAAAGCCAAGCCCTTGTAAAAACTGGCTCGTTCGTAAGTTGAAAGAGGCAGGTTTTAAAGGTAAAGGACTGCGAATCGCATGGGCAATTGCTATGCGTGAGAGTGGAGGAAGAGCTAATGCAATTTCTTCTACTGGAGACTATGGTGTCTTCCAGTTCAACCGCGCAGCACATAGTGGTCAACCATGGTGGGACACCGCCAAAATGCTTGACCGAAACTATAACATTATGATTGCTTATCAAATTTCTCAAGGTGGAAAGACATTCTACCCTTGGGATATTGACGGTAATGGTAATCATAAGGGTAACTACACCTCTTCAGGTGTATACAATAAGTATAAGTCATGGTTTAACAAGTATCCGTGTAAGTAAATCAGGCGGGGTAAGAAATCTACTTTAAAAAGGTGGCAACATTCTTACCCCGTCTTTTTTATTGATCTCTAATTTGAAGCATTACATCATTCCATTCGCCACCACGAACTTCCATTGATTGATACTTCTTAATATTTTCTAGATTTCTTTCTACGTCTTCTTTTCTGATTTTGGGGTCAAGTAGTTCTTCACAATGAGCAATCCACTCTTGTTCATTATTTGCTACTCTTCCAATGCCTTGTTCTTCTAAAAGTGCGTACTCTGGACTATATGAGGCAATCCAAGGTACGCCAGCGGCAGAATACTCAAGACCTTTGATTCCAGATTTTGCATGATTGAACATAACATTATTTAGTGGAACCATACCCACATCAATTTTTCTAAAAAGCTCTGGATACTTGCTAATAGGCTTCATAGGCTCTTTAGACTTTTTTACAGATCTAGGTATTCCAAGCTGATCCGCCGCCGCAGGAGCATTGATAATGTTTCCAGAATGGTGAAATGATAAGTGATTCTTATCAAGAAAATCACCAAACCACGGACTTAATTGTTCAAGATCCATAGATCTCCATGGAGTAGCACCTACCCAACCA